ATAATTCAGCTCAATGTAGTCACATGGAAAATGGATGGTTCGTCACTCCTACTCATTTCTTTTTAAATAATGGAGATAATTGTGAATATCATATTACTTACGATAATCATAAGTATTTGTTAGAAGATTTAGTAGAAGTGAGAATTGCAGAAGGATTAGATATATCTGTATTTAAAGTACCAGATTCATGTCAATTACCTAAAGCTCTGTTAAAGTATGTGAGTAATAGTGTAGTTTCATCTCCTATAATAGAAGGTACTCCCATGAGAATGATTCGCACTCAAAAATCAGGTGATCATGAGTACAAACCCATTGTTAAAACAGGAGGATTAGAACGAGTAATATATGTTGAAGACGGAAATTACTTTGAGTTTGTTACAGATATGACTTACACCACTAATACTGCTGCAGGTGATTCTGGAAGTATAATAGTAGTAGAAGGAAATCAGAACAGACCTCAAATTGTTGGTATGCATGTTGGAGTTCGAACTCGACAAGGTAGTAGATTGGGATTAGGAACTCCTATAACTCAAGAGGTATTGCGTCAACTTATACAAGTTGGACCTCCAACAGAGTCTGATGTGCCACCTAATGAAGTGGAAGTTCAATGTGCTTTGGAGTCTTTTCCTCATTTAACTTGTGGTGTGGTTCCTGCAAAAGAAGCATTTTATAGACCTAATCATCATAATATTAAGCCAGCTTGCACGTATGCATGGAATGGACCACCTACCTGTATACCAGTTAGGTTAACTCCATTTGTGAAAGATGATGTGACTATAGATCCTTACATAATAGGAGTATCAAAATTGCATCAAGAATATACGACAGAGTATAAAATCTCAGAAGGTGCTGTAGACTGGTTGCTTCAATTGTATCCAAAACAATTGAATGCTAGACTTTTAGATTTTTCAGAAGTTGTTAAAGGAACAGGTGAATTCTTCACATCCGTTAATGCTGGTACTTCGCCTGGTTATCCTTATTGTTTGAAAAAAACCAAAGGTAAGGGACCATGGATTACTGTAGATGAAACCACTTGTTCAATTGAGTGGAACTCAGAAATAGAAGACATAGTAAAAGCGTATGAACAAGAATTGTTATCAGGCAACAACATAGAAGTGTTATGGGCAGATGTTCTTAAAACTGAAAGAAGAGAAATTGAGAAAGTAAATGCTGGGAAAACCCGTTTATTTGCTACCTGTCCTTTACATTATTTGTTATTAATGAGAAAATACTTCGGCAGTATAACTGAATTTCTACAATCAAAGTGTGTTGAAAAACCTATTTCTGTAGGAATAAATCCACACTCTATGGACTGGACAATAATATATAATCGTTTATCCAAAATGAGAGGTTCTGTTATAGCAGGTGATTTTGAAAATTATGACGGAAGATTGCCGCGATTTGTTGGAGAAAGATATGTATTAGAATTTGTCAATAGATGGTATAATGATGGACCTCAAAATGCAAGAGTTAGAGCTTTGTTGTTTGAACATATTTATCATGCAGTTAGAATAACTGGAGATATAAAATATCAAGTTAATGATGGAAATCCTTCAGGAAATCCGTGGACGTC